CGTCCCCTGACTTGCGTCAAGATTGCGGTCTTTTTTCGCGACCAAAACCGACCGGAAACTGGGTCGGCAGCTTTGCTGTGGCTACCAGTGTATGAGTCTGATCACCCATGTCGACTCGTACATCCGAGATCGTCCGTGCGTGGCGTGCCATCGTTGGATCTTCGATTCACTCGGTGGTGACGCGGTCTGGCGCAGGACGAAATCGGATGAGGCTTTTTTCCTTTCTTTGCGTGTTGGCTATTGCAAGAACCATTCGCGTGAAGTACTCCGTGGTTGCTGTTTGTTCCCTCGCTGGCAGGGTTTACAACGCACTGCGAAGACTTGCCGATGGGTTTGCGGTAGAGAGGATTACCAGGTTTTTGAGATCGGGATCACCCACGAGGAGCTCGAACGACTTCGTTGCAGCAGTTCGCCCGGCATTTACTCGGGAGCGCCAGCGAACGTCCACCAGAGCAACCTCTATCTCGCTACGCACCGTGAGAAGGGTATGCCTACGGGTTCTAACACCGAGAGTGCCGCCTTTAAGCAGATCTTCCCATACCTCGCAGGAGTCATCTCCGCCAGCTATGGGGGCGCCGACGACCACTTTGGCCGAAGTTGTTTGGCCAAGGGATGCGGCGCCATCTTTTCAGGTCTTGGCATTCTCAGTCGAGTCTCACCATCAATTGAGGATGGTGCGAAGCTCTCGTTCGAACCCCGAAAGCGGCCCGCACGTGGCACTGCAGGTGGTGGAGGATTGGCTGCGGCTGTTGAACCAGTCGCCTGGCTCGACGATCAGTCTACGCCAGGTGATTCTGGAACGGCTCCCGCTCCGGCCAGTCACCCCAATTTGGATACTGCCGGACCAGCCGAGCCTCCCAGTGGACCATCCGCTGAGGAGGAGGCCAGTCAAGCTGTTTCCGTTGGCGTGTCTCCATCCCTCTTGCCTGGTGTAGCGACGATATCAGATCCAGAACATTGGCAACATGGTGCCATCGCTGTCAAGTATCTTCCGGCCATTGAGGAGCGTTTGTTCTACCTGTCTACGGTTAAGCGGGTGCAGCAAGCGATCAAGGGCCGGATCGTCGATCCGTTCGTCGAGGTCACGATGACCGAGAAAGACCGCGAGGACATGAAGCTGATTGTGGACGAGTTTTTGTGTCAGATGGAGCGAGGGAAAGGCAAGTTCATGGAGATCGCAACGACGTTGCTTTTTGGCGACTATGTTCCCAAGAAGTGGACGGCGAAGCGAGCTCAGGCAGGTGTTGAGCGTCTTCGACAACGCTACAATCCTGCTTATCGCTTCACGGGGTCTGTGAAACTGGAACCGAGCAAAGCCGGCAAGCCCCCGCGTCTCCTCATCGCTGATGGGGACGAGGGACAAGTGATGGCTTGGTTGTTGCTCGGCACTTTGGAGAAGTGGGTCTTCCACACTTACCGCTCGCGCAGCATCAAGGGTGCTAGCAAGGATACGG